AGACTTTAAGGAATGGTATAAACGAGCAGTCAAAGATCAAGATTTCAACAATGGCTACAGCGAAAAACCTCAACTTGAACAACAAGGTGTGGCGGAGGGCATAGATAATGTCAGAAATAGATTAGGCACGCAGGATTGGGCAGGCGACAGAGAACAACGTCGCAAGGATTCCTATACACGTCAGGCCCAATGGAATCAATACTTTGATAACCAATTGAGACAACAAGGTCAGAACTTTGATAACCGATTGGACAGAGAACTGGATCACGATTCCCAGGAAAGAATGGCCAGTGCTACTATTAGAACAAACCGGATGCGACAAGCCGATGACGATTGGAAAGATACATTTGATATGATGCGTGATCGTATCAACAGATATCAACGTATTGGCCAGGGAAATGTCGATCCCGAGAAACTGGAAAAAATAAGTTCTATCAAATACAAACCTACACAACGTGAATCAGCTAATACCAATAACAGTGCTGTTGATGCCAAAGGCCGCACTCAGCAAGAATGGCTGGCTCTAGTCAAAAGCAAGTTTCCTAATGCCAAAATCCTACAGGCCAAAATGATTGATGGACCATGTGTTGCTACCTTGCCCAATGGTAAGCAACTACACTGGAAAAAGGTCGAACAAGGTGTAGCGGAAGCACCAAACTATTTTTTAACAGCTCCAAAAAAACCTGTTGCTCCTGAAGAACAGTGGAAGCGTCAAATCAGATCTATAGCTGCACAGTATCAGCGTAATCCCAGCATGTTAGCCAGTTTAGCCAAAGAAGCCGGGCCAGATAGTGCAGAGCAAGTGGCCTGGGAATATTTACAATCGGCTGCCAAAGGTATTCGTATACCTGGCACTGACAAAGAACAAGCACCGGTAAATTGGGATGATGTTATACGCAGATTACCACAAGGCCTCAGCGGGCAGGCATTATTAAATGCCGCTGAAGAATACCTAACTGGCACAAAAGGTATGCTAAGAACACAAGTTCGTACACTACTCAATGAGCCATCAAATCAACGCAGTCTAAAAGTTGCCTATGATAAAAAAATTCAGCCTAGCGAAAGCATCGACGAGTTAGCCGAAGCTATCGAAAGCAGATTATACGCCATGAAACGAGCAGGATACGATATATTATGAACGAACTAGTACAAGCCGCAAAGATAGCCTTTGCCAGTCAATTTACATTTTACCTAAAGGCACACTTCTTCCATTGGAACGTAGAAGGTATATACTTCCAAGAATTACACGCATTATTTGAAACTGTGTATACAGAAGTGTATGGAACCATTGACGAGTTCGCTGAAAAAATTCGTAGTCTAGGTGCCTATGCTCCGGGTAGTAATAGTCGCTTTAGTATGCTGACCCGCATCGAAGATGAAACTGAAATCATGCCCGGCGAAGCAATGGTAGCAGAACTGTTAGGTGATGCAGACAAAATGGTTAAAATATTAAAAATTGTTTATGATCAAGCTGAAGCTGAGGGCGAACATGGCTTTAGCAATTTCTTAGCCGAGCGTATGGATGCCTTCCGTAAACACGCTTGGATGTTAAGATCTACATTAAAATGAAAATCAACGAAATACTAACTGAAGCAGTTAAACAACGATTAGACGCTAAATGTTGGACTGGTAAGCACAAAGAAGGTACCAAGATCAAAGGTGGTGTGCGTGTTAATAACTGTGTGCCTAATGAAAGCATCAACGAAGCGAAACAATTAAGTGTCGAACAACTAGCCACTATTAGTGATGAAGCATTAGATGCGGCATATCATTATGGTCGTAGCCAACCTGGTAATACTTTTGGATGGCAAGCCAACTTAAAGTCTGCCACCTATGCTAAACAAATTATAGACAAAGGTGTTACTGACGTTGAAGCAATCAGCGATGCCATCCACCGAGGATGGAATGTAACAGCACAGGCTTTTGTTAAGAATCCAATGCAGTTTGACGATTCAAAAACAATGGCACCGGAAAAATTACAGGCTAAGATAGCGCAACGTCAAAAACTAATGACACAAAACTACGCTCAACTGCCCGAAGATGAAAAAGAAAAAGACCGTGTGGTTGCCCGTGCCATGTTACAGGCTATCACAGGCGGCGAACAAGGTGTGGCGGAAGGCGAAGGATCATATCCAGAAATTTTGTATCATGGTTCTACACAAGAAATCAAAGGTCCATTGACTCCAAGGCAAGCTCATGATATAGGCGGTGCTCCGGGCAGTAATAAAAATGCCATCTATGCCACAGATGATCCCAACTTTGCCATAGCCTATAGTTTGGCCGAGCGTGGGTCTGACACTGGCACCCTTGGATGGAAACAAGATCCTCATTTAATATTCTTTGGCGGTAAGATCAGGCACGGACAAAATGTTTATCTATACACACTACCCACCAGAGATCAGCAAGGAAACCCATTGTTTACTCCTGGTGGTGCCGACGCTGAATGGCATTCTGTGCCAGGTGTAACAGCCGTCACTCCTATAAAAGTCAAAGAACTACCAGTTGATCGATACCTGGGTTTATTAAGAAAACCTACGCCAGATGAACAAAAAGTTTTTCAAGCAAACCAAGCTCGAGACAAAGCCAAACGAGGCATGGCGGAAGACGCAGAGTTGGCCGAAGAGTTTGATCTCATTGAATCAATCATTGAAGACTTGGCTGCAAGTAACGGTGTAGATAGCGAAGTAATCTGGGAAGACCTAGAAAGCCTAGACGATGATGAACTGTATGTATTTGCAGTTACACAAGAGACTATTACCGAAGATTGGCAAAAAGTCAATAAAAAAGACAAAACAGATGGCATGAGCAAGAAAGCAGTCAAGGCCTATCGTCGTGAACATCCTGGCTCAAAGTTAAAGACTGCTGTAACTACTAAGCCCAGCAAACTTAAAAAAGGTAGCAAAGCAAGCAAACGTCGCAAGAGTTATTGCTCACGCTCAAAAGGTCAAATGAAAATGCACAATATTAGCTGTGCTAAAACACCAGACAAAGCGATCTGCAAGGCACGACGCCGTTGGAATTGCTAATGGACTACCCTTACCCAGTATACCCAGAAGACGACGGCTATGACACTCCACGAAATCCTTACAGCCCGGTCTGACAATTACCACAAGTTAGATAAGATACTTGTTGAATTATGTAACACGATCCTGTCTGCACAAAAGAAAAATCCTGATCACTACGGACTAGTGGCTGCCTGTGTTGTTGATCCAATGGGACGTCGAGCTACAGGTATTAATCACGTAATTGATGAAGGTCGTCGTATACACGCCGAGCGTGATGCTGTAAGAAATTACGAACAAGTTGTTGGGCCATTACCCAAAGGCTGTTTGATGATTACAACTCTAAGTCCCTGTACTGAACCAATGCCAGACCGTGCCGGTATCAGCTGTAGCGAATTAATGGATAATCTAAACATACGCAGAGTCTACTGTGGTTATATAGACCCAACACAGGGTCATTTGCAACACGACAACTTTGATTGTGTAGAAACACAAAACAAACAAATACAACATGTCTGTAAAGAAATTGCCGACTGTTTCTTAGATGAATCTGGTTATAGTGATCCAGCTAACTATCGCGGTGAAAGTGTTGATGAAGCTGGCAAATTTACAACTTTGCAACAGTTAAAAGACTACTTTAAAAAAATAGGCAAAACCGAAGCCCAGGCTGCTGCTGCTTGGCAACGAGGCTATCGTGGGCCCGATGTCAAACCCAAACCAGTGGCACCTTACAATCCTGATCAGCACAATGCATATTGGTGGAATGACAATGATTTAGATGAAAACTTTGCCGATGGCAAGAAGAAAGGCCGTAGTCGTCCAGGTCGTGTCAAACGTGCAGGTGCCAGTTGTAACGGATCAGTGACCAGTCTACGTGCCCGAGCAAAGAAAGCATCAGGCGAACGTGCCAAAATGTATCACTGGTGTGCTAATATGAAATCCGGTAAGAAAAAATAAATGTCAAGATTAATTGCATTTGGTGATAGTTTTGTTGTTGGTGATTTAGATGATTTTGGTCCCACAGACGGTAACTATAATCCAAAGTTTCCTCCTACACATGGAATGACTCCTGGTGAAAGAGAAAAATACCTAAAATACAACGTGAGTTTTGTTTCAATTATTGCCAAAGAACTTGACCGAGAATTAGTTAATATGGCGGTGCGCGGTAGTAGCAACTATGCACAGCTTGATCAATTGATCCTTTTTATCAGTAGAGGCGAACTAAAACCCGACGATATAATTATGTTTGGCATGACCACTACCTGTAGAGATCGAGCAATGCGTCATCCCTGTACCGATGTTGCTTGGGATAAATTTTTAGTTCTAGACCTAGTATATATTCTATCAACTTTAGATTCTATGTCTAAAAAATATTCTGTGCCTATATATAAATTTAATCTTTTTGATAACCCATTGGTTGGACAACCATTTAGTTTTAACTTTGATTTTTATTTTGACAACTACATAGGGTGGGATTTAAAAGCAAATACACTAACGGATATTCTTAACGACACCTGGGGACACAATATCAGTGACCGATATCCATATCATACTCATATGACAGTCAAGGAAGAATATGAACAATTCTGGACCTGGAATAGACATCCTTCCGAAGAAGGACATAAAAAAATTGCCCGTTGGTTTTTAAAAGAAGTATTTAACAAGTAAGTGTGCGGTAATGGGTAAGAAGCTCGCCTGCCAATTCGTTGTTACCCCAGGAAAAAACACGGAAAGTGCCTGGGTTCTTCAGTTGCCATTGTCCGTATTGCAACCGCACCTAGTATTTATAAGACACCTACCTTAGGACCTTTGGGTCGCGGTGTGGCCGGCTGCTGGCCCAGATAACTCGGAGTCGTGCCCGTTAAGTTATCCGAAAGTGAGCATTTTTCTTTGACTTCCTGGCAAAAGTAATATATACTTGCATTGTTACCAACAATACAGGAGAATTAAAAATGCCCGCACGTATGTTTAGCGCCGAACAAAAAGCCAAACTCACACAAATCATCAACGAAGGTGTTAGCGTCTTACAAGAAATAGAAGACCTCAATGCTGGACTATCTGACACAGTAAAAGCCATTGCAGAAGAAATGGAAATTAAACCAGCTATTCTTAAAAAGGCTATTAAGATTGCTCAAAAAAGTAAATTGAGCGAAACCAACGACGATCACGAGGAATTGAATACCATCCTCGAAACAGTAGGCAAAACTCTTTGATATATTCTAATGTTATTAGAGACATTTACCAGTAGGCCAAGCGAGATTACGCAGAATGGCCATTAAGGTTTTGCATTGAAATCCTGGCTTGGACTATTAGTATCAGCTGTAGTATTACTATGGCTATTACCGTTCCTAATCCCCCTTTGCTCTTTCTTTATCCTATTTGGATTAGTGGTTGTACTATGTATGGGTGGGCTAGTTGGACTCGCGGTAGCTTTGGTATGCTGGCTAATTATTGCCTGCTTGTTACCATTGATCTAATAGGGCTTGCCCGCATGATAAGTAAAGTAGTATAATATAGAGTCGTTCACTTACGAACAGGTAGAGCGGTGTAAGCTCAAAGTTACACACAAGGAGAGTA